TTCCAGTAATGTATGATGTAGAAACAAAGAAAATTTTATTAGATATGATTCCTAAAGAAATAAGAGAGGAATATTCAGAAATTGGATTTACATTGGAGTAAAAGTAATGGCTAAAACAAAGACATATTCTATATTTGATATAATCAAAGAGATTATTGATACAAAATCACCATGGGATTCATTTACACCAGATCAACAAAAGTTGTTTAATGGATACATGATTAATAAATTTTTATCAATGAATGCTAAGTATATTGAAGTTGTGAATTATGTTCAAGGATTAAACATTAAAGATAGTAAAAAGTTGTATGAGGTGTATTGTTTTTTGATTCCACAATCAAAGAACACTTACTCCCCATTCATTAGATCAACTACTAAAAAACTATATCCAATTGAGCTACTAAAACATATATCTGAACAATTTGAATGTGCTACTTCAGAAGCTGAAGAGTATATTCAAATGGTAGATAAAGAATGGTTAGAAGAAATTTTAACTAGTAGAGGAGTAGATGAAAAAGAAATTAAAAAATTATTAAAATGATACCAAAATTAAAAGTTGAAAATGGTGAATTATTAATTGATGAAGATTTCAAGTTTGAATTATCATCAACTATATATTCTGAAAAAGATTTGATTCCATATAAAAAAATTACATTTGATTGGTGTGTTGAAATTTCACAAGCCGAAATGTTAGTCTATGGTGAAGATAAAATATATGAAATGTTTGCTGAAAAATTAAAACAAGATTTTAAAAAATTATTAAAATGAAAAAAACAAAATTAATTTTAGGAAATACATCTGGAATAATAAATGGTGATTTTGGATGTCAAATAGAAATGGTAAAAGAAGAAATGTCTGTTATTGAACAGCTAGAAAAAGAATATCCAACTATAGCAGCTGGATACAAACAAATAATTAAGGAGCAATATACTTTATTTGCTAAAAAGCACCTAGACTATGGAATGTCAAATATTTCAGCTGGTACTCAACTAGCAAACGATGAAGAAAAGGACTTTGCTCTAACAGGATTATGGTATCGTTTATCTGATAAAGTAAACAGATGGAAAAATCTTATTATTACTAAACAAACTGGTAAAAATGAGCCATTAGTTGATACTTATCAAGATATTACTAACTATGGTATTATTGCTCAGTTAGTAGAAAGAGGCCTTTGGAAAAAATAATGGCTAAAGATAAAACACCCTCTATAGTAAAGCAGATAAGAAATTCTAAACCATTAGAAATTAACTATGCTTTTCAAAAGAGTATATCTTATTCTCAAATGTCAATGTACTTGCAATGTCCTAAAAAATGGGCATTACAATACAGAGACGGCCATAAAATCTACAAGCCATCTATCAACATGACTTTTGGAACTGCAATTCACGAAACACTACAAAACTATTTAACAGTAATGTATGATGAAAGTGGAGCAAAAGCAGATGAAATAGATTTAGAGGAATATTTTGAAGATAGATTTAGAGAAACATATTCTGAAGAATACAAAAGCAACAAAAGCCTACACTTCAGCAACCCTGAAGAGATGAGAGAGTTCTTTGATGACGGTTTAGCTATTTTAGAATTTGTTAAGAAAAAGCGAGGCGAATATTTCAGTAAAACAGGATGGTATTTAGTAGGTATTGAGATACCCATCGTAATTTCACCAGATAAACACTATAACAACGTTTTATTCAACGGATTTATTGACTTAGTCTTATACCACGAACCAACTGAACAATTCGTTATCTACGATATAAAAACAAGTAGTCGTGGTTGGGGAGATAAAGAAAAGAAAGACGAAATCAAACAAGCTCAAATTTTATTATATAAATCATCATTTAGTGAATTATTTGGAGTACCTGAAGATCATATTGATGTTGAATTTTTTATTGTAAAACGTAAAATATGGGAAAAAAGTGAATTTCCTCAAAGACGTGTACAACAATTTACTCCTGCAAATGGTAAAACAAAAGTAAATAAAGCTAGAACATCACTTACCACATTTATTGAAAGTGTGTTTAATTTAGATGGATCTTATAAAGATACTGAACACCAAGTACAACCAAGTAAATCAACATGTAACTATTGTCCATATAAGGATAAAAAGGAATTGTGTGATAAAGCGATTCTTAAGTAATCCGCATATATGTATATATAAAACAAAAACATGGAAAATAATAAAGACATCTTAACGTCAGTAAAAGTAAATCCGGAGTTATTCGATACTTTTAAAATTGAATGTGTAAAGAGAAAGTTTTCACTAAATAAGCTTGTGAATCGAGCAATTGATTTGTATCTTACAGATGAAAATTTTAGAAAACAAGTTAGTAATTACACAAAATAAACAAACCAAAAAACAAGTTATATGAATTCAAGTTTTGCTTACATTCCTCAGAATGAGAGGAAGAAAATCTTACTTATTTGCGACGATTTAAGAGTACACTCAGGTGTAGCTACTGTTGCTCGTGAAATGGTATTAAACACCGCCCAACATTTTAATTGGGTACAAGTTGCAGGTGCAATTAATCATCCTGAAAAAGGTCAACGTCTAGATTTATCTCAAGACACTAATAACAATACAGGATTAACTGATTCCTCAATAATGATTTACCCAGTAGATGGATATGGTGATGCTAATTTAATTAGACATTTAATTAAAACAGAAAAACCAGATGCTATCTTTTTAATTACTGATCCAAGATACTTTATGTGGTTGTTTCAAATTGAAAATGAAATCCGTAGAAAAGTTCCTATTGTATATTTGAATATCTGGGATAACTATCCTGCACCAATGTATAATAGACCATTCTATGAAGCATGTGATGCGTTGTTAGGTATTTCAAAACAAACAGTTAACATTAATAAATTAGTGTTAGGTAATAAAGCAAAAGATAAATTAATTGAATATGTACCACATGGTTTAAATCATGATATGTTTAGACCTTTAACTGATGCTGAAAAATCAAGTAAAGATTATGTTGATTTTAAAAACAATATGTTTAGAGGAAAAGATTACGATTATGTTTTATTTTTTAATTCTAGAAACATTCGTCGTAAACAAATACCTGACACATTATTAGCATATAAATACTTCATTGACAAACTACCAGAAGAAAAAGCTAAAAAATGTGCTTTCTTACTTCACACTCAAGTAGTAGATGATAATGGAACAGATTTAGGTGCTGTATGTGATTTCTTATTTAAAGGAGAAGAAAAATACAATATTATATTCTCTAGTTCACCATTACCTCCAGATAAAATGAATTACTTGTACAACATGTCTGATACTCAAATCTTATTAACATCAAATGAAGGATGGGGATTAGCATTAACAGAAGCTATTTTAGCAGGTAAAATGATTATCGCTAACGTAACAGGTGGGATGCAAGATCAAATGCGTTTTGAAGAAGAAGGATCATGGATGGAATTAAGTGCTGATTTACCTTCAAACCACAATGGTACAATTGATAAACACGGTGAATGGGCTTTACCAGTATATCCTACAAATCGTTCAATACAAGGTTCACCAGTTACTCCTTATATTTGGGATGACAGATGTACATCTGAAGATGCTGCTCAACAAATTGAAGCATCTTATAATATGTCTAAAGAAGAACGTAATACTAGAGGATTAAAAGGTAGAGAATGGGCTTTAAGTGATGAAGCAGGTTTAACAGGAGAAAAAATGGGTCAAAGAATAATTAAAAACCTAGACACTTTATTTGCAACTTGGAAACCAAGAAAGAAATTCGAACTTATAGATACTAAAAACGTAGAAAAAAGAGAACTAAACCACAAATTATTATATTAAAATGAGCAAAACAAGTTGTGTAATATATGCTCCAGTAGATACGCTAAGCGGTTATGGAGCAAGATCAAGAGATACAGTTAAATCAATTATTGACTTAAAGAAAGATGAATGGGATATTAAAATCATTCCATGCGCATGGGGAAATACTCCAACCGGTTTTATTGAAGAAAATCCTGAATGGAAATTCTTAGAAGAGCGTTTTGTGTTAACACCACAATTACCATCTCAACCAGATATTTTTATTTGGATTACTGTACCTCAAGAATTTCAAAAAGTAGGAAAATACAATATTGGTATTACTGCAGGTTTAGAAACAACGATTGTACCAGGTGATTGGGTTGAAGGAGTAAACAGAATGGACTTAGTATTAGTTTCATCTGAACACTCTAAAAAAGCATTTATGGATTCTAAATTTCAAAGAATGAACAACCAAACAAAACAACCTGAAGGTACTATTGAAGTAACTACTCCAATTGAAGTATTGTTTGAAGGAATTGATACAAACATCTATAAGTACTTAGATACACCAAACAAAGAAATTGGTGACTTAAATACAATTAAAGAAGAATTTTGTTACTTATTTGTAGGACATTGGTTACCAGGAGATATAGGTGAAGATAGAAAAAATGTAGGTTTGTTAATTAAAGCATTTTTAGAAACATTTAAAAACAAAAAGAACAGACCAGCACTTATCTTAAAAACAGCTATAGTTGGTCCATCTTATATGGATAGAGATGAAGTATTAAAACGCATTAATTTAATTAAATCATCGGTTAATTCAACTGACCTACCAAACATCTACTTACTTAACGGTGAATTTACAGACGCTGAAATAAACGAATTATACAACCACCCAAAAGTAAAGGTAATGTTCTCATTAACTAAAGGTGAAGGTTTTGGATGTCCATTACTTGAATTTACTCAAAGTAAAAAGCCATTAATTACAACAAATTGGAGTGGACATGTTGATTTCTTAAACCCAGAATTTACATCATTAATAGGTGGTACATTAACTAATGTTCATCATA